GCTTCTTCCCATTTCTTCCGGATCCCTTCAACAAGCTGCTTCTGCTCCTCGAGCATCTTTTTAATTTTCTCATCCATTTTAGGTATTACCTCCTATTGAATTTTCGAGCTTTTTAAGCTCATCCAAAACTCCTTTAAATGCCGGCTCAATCAAAGATTCAAGAGTGCCTTCTGGCGGCTCTATTCCCTTTGTGAGTGACTGTAATTGAGTTATTGACTTATTTATTAACTCGATACTCTCTTGAGAGAGATTATCGGCTGTTTCTATGGTTAGAATCCTATTCAATACACCTTCAAGCGATTTTGAAGCAGGTTCGAATTTCATGTAATCAATGTCATTGTCTTTAAGCCACTTTTTAGCTTCGGAAGCTGTCCAGTTCTTAATTGGAAATCTCAAAGATTGTTCAGCCCAGTCGTCATCTTTACCGTCTTTTAAATGTCCCCAGAGAACATTGATGGTTTCCGGGACTTTCACATTTTTAAATATGGTCCCATCCTTTTTCCTTCTGAATTTGTCGAATTTATCAGGATCCTTCAATCTTGCGGAATGCTCATTCGGATAAGGCTTGAACTCTTCCGGAAAACCGCTTTTGACATCTCCAATCTCAGCTCCTGGACACGCTTGGAAGTTCCTGGTGATCGGAGAGATTTCATAGAGCTTTATTTCTTTAAGTTTTCTGAGATCTTTATGCCATTCATCTTGAAGAGTTTTAAACCCTATTGAGATCCCTGTGATTACTCTTTGCTTCATTAAGCTCCGTTTTTCTCTTGCAGACTGAACATCAAGGTTCAACTGGCCTTCTATCCAAAGCCCCTTATCTCTATCTTCTGCAGTTGCTAATCCTAATGGTTCCCTTATGTCATGAAGCCAACAAAGAGGAAATTCACCGTTATTTTCCTGAAGGGTCTTTTTAAAGGCCCCCTTCATAACAACTTCGTTATAGCTGTCTACAACATCATAGACTGAAGCCATCCCAGAAAATACACCCTCTTTTTCATTTATATCGTCGAATTTAAATTTAAAGTTTTTTGTTTCCATTTTAGCCTCCCTGTAATTCCATGACTTCCGGATATGTAGAGCACAGGCAGTTACAAACATTTTCAGGGCTACCAGCTGGATCCCCTGGATATTGAAGAGATTCCCCTCCGATAATAAAAGCTTCTTCTAAAGGAATCGGATTCTCTGAGTATTGAGCATCGGCTGCCATATGAGATTCCCGGGTATCCGGAGCGAAAGCTGACAGCCAGCCTTTTTTCTCTACAAATTCAGCCCGTTTATATCCTTCAAGCTGTCCCCAATTCTCAGTCTTGACCCCTTCTGTCCTGGCCCATAGTCTGGACCGCCAGGGCATGAAATCATCAATTTGATGGTTTATCATCTGTGTTAATTCTTCAACGGTCCAGCTCTCTTTCTCTGCTCTCTTTATAGTTCGATAAATAATATCGATCATGGTCTCATTGACTTTGGTCCCGGAGTTATAAACCATTTCTTGTAACAGCTCCTCAAGCTCTGGAGTCATTTCAAAATCTACACCTCTGGGTTTGCTCTCCAGGCTGTAAAGATCCCCTTTTGAAACTACAATTCCAGCTTCCCCTGCTCTCTGAGCAGTATCTACATACCAGGGCATGAATTTCTTTTGATAAGCCTTTGCCTCTGCCTCTAGGTCAAATATTCCATCAGGCTCAAGCCCTGATATCGTGTAAATGTCTTTTAAAGCCTTCTGGATCCGCTTGCCTTGCTCTTTCATGTATTCCTCTGCTATAGGAATAAAAGGCTTCTCTTTGGCCTTCACTCTCAGAACAAAGTTATTCCAGAGCGCTTCTTTTCTCTCCGGAGCCTGCCAGAAGGATTTGTTTTTTGATTTGAATCCGAATCTCTTTTCTTCATCCTCTTTTTTTGGACTGGATCCAACAGGAATCATTGATATTGGTTTATAGATTGAATCCCCTTCTGGAGTCTCGTCATAGCCGGTTGCAGCTCGCTTCTCATTGTCTTTTAGCCAATCTGCGGTCTTAAGATAACTATATTTCTCAGCTCTGTTTTCCTGAAGCGCCTCAATAGAATCCCGGTCATAATCAAGATACAATCTGTCTCCATCATCAAACATAGGAATAAGCCATCGATTCAACGCATCCCTAAACAGATTCATAAATGGCAAGACTGTTTCCATATACAGAGCTTTTCTGGCTTCTCTATAATTGCTGTATGTCTTCTGAGCTTCATCCCAGAGCAATTCCGGAGGCACGTTAAATATCGCGCAGATCTGCCTCATGGCTATTATGAAAGTATCTTTATGGTCCATATCCCGGGGTTTGATATTATGATCAATCCATTCACATTCACCGCCCCCTAGGACCGGAGGTTTCCCAGCGTTCTTGTATCCCTGGAATTTTTCCTCTATCTTCTTTTCTAATTCTTTCTGCTGCTCATCAGAGAGTTTTCCCCCTTTAAAATTCCATACTCCTGGAGGCCGGCAGTCGTTTTTAAGCAGCCGGTTATGCCATTCATCAATCATATTGCTTATATCAACACTCCTGGCACAGACTTGGAGCCGGCTCAATCCATAATAATCATTGGTAGGGTGATAATCTTTGATATGCAGAATATCTTCTTTTTTATAAAACTGCGGATCTCTTCCTGTTACTTTATATTCATAGCCCTTTATAGGCTCTATGGGATTATCGCTTTTAACAATTTTGACCCTATGAGGCTTTAGATTAATCAGCTGTAAAGGTTTTCCCCTGTTCTCTCCTGTTAAAGGCCCTAATTTTAAAATGTAATTGTTCCCAGCCAGTAAGAAATTCTTGACTAATTCTGCTCTAAATTCAGCTCCGCTTTGCATTTCATTTGGATTATCTAATCTATCAAGTAAAGCATGCTCCTCTATAATCTCAGGCTCTTTATTTTTATTAGATTTATTCTTATAGAGGACCCAAGATATTTCAGAAACAGCTTGGCTTATTGTATCCACGCATCCCCGGACCGTAGGATTCTGTTCATATCCGGCCTTTGCTAAATTCTCATAATCAGTTGGAGTCCATACCGCATCTGGGAAAGCAGCTGGATATACAGCCCCGATCTGCGCTGATTTTCGTTTAAATACATTAAATATTTTCATCTTAAATCACCCAGGCAGTTGCTTCTTTGCAGTGAGTAAATATCCCATACCTGATCGCATCCATTGTGTGATCATTAAACTTCATAGGCTCAGGCAAATAGTTCCCGTCCTTGTCTTGTTTATTCACATAGCTCTTTTGCTCTTTTATGATATTTTCTGATCCATCGATGATATGGATCTTCTTTGACTGAAGAAAATCTATACCGGCTCTTACTGAATCAGGTCCTTTTTCAGCCGGCTTTGCATTTATTCCATGATCACAGAGCTCGTCAATGGATTTAGGCTCTGAGGAGTCCCAGTAGGACTCTGCATCATCAGCTCCCAGGCTTTTTATCTTCTCTGCCAGTTTGGGATTAGTCAGCCCGGTCTCATAGATGATTTCCTCAACCCAGAATTCATCAGCCTTTCGGTAGATCCGGATATAAGCAGCTGGATTGACGCTATATCCAAAATCCCCTCCATAAAATATTTCATCCGGGTTCTTAGGTGGATCCGGAACTATATCCCAGTTGGAATATATGAGGCCCTCCAGATCTCCCCATTCACCTTTAAAATAAACCTTATAGAAGTTGGGATTATGCTCTTTAGTATCCTTTAAGGCTGCGATCTCATCCTTACTGGCCCAGGGATTATCAAAAATCGTATAACGAAGTTTCCTGGCATTGCCTATATTCTTTTGATAAAACCGGGTAAATACCCAAGATGTTTTTCCTATAGGATTAAAATCAGTGATAAATTGCTTAAAATAGCTCTGGCCCCCTCTTATCCTGGTTTTCAAGAGCTCATAATCTGTTTCCCTGATTTCATTGACCTCATTCACCCAGATAAAATCAACATCTGTTATGGACTTTATCTTGTAATAATCCTCTTTGTTGTTAAGGCTCAAAAAAACATACTGCATATTGAGGCACTGGCCGTTGTTCTCATTCTTATTGATCCTGAAAGGAAGTTTGAATAACTCTGCCCGGCGCTCCATTATGTCAATCACGCTGTTTTTAAGAGCCGGCAGCGTCTTTCTGAGGACCAGGGCCTTAAGTCTTTTATCAGGCTGCCATACTGGTTGAAGAAGCATCTTGTCTGAAATAGAATAAGTCTTGCCGGCATTGGCTCCGCCTCTTACAGCCAATTCAAAATCAGTGGATTGGAACAACTCCGTATGATTAGGGTTCAGGTATTGATTAAGGTTCATGATCATGGCCAAAATTAAAAAAAATATTTTCAATTCTTCTTTCCTTTGCCTTCTTTAGGCATAAATTTCTCTGAGATCTGATAGGTAACACCTACAGATCCGCTGTGTTCAATATCCTGCTTATCTCTCCAAATACTTGGCAACCTGTTTTTCAGCCAGAATATGATTGCTGTTGTATCTCCACCCTTTGCTTTGTTATATAAACTCTTTGTTATTTGAATATCTGCTTTAAGTTTCCCCTTTTTTATGGACTGCAAAAATTCAGGCTTTTTCTTGTAGTAATTAAGCGTTCTTTCTGAGATATCCAAGATTATTGCAATCTCTTTATCAATCAATCCCAGACTGGCTAGAGACTGCACAAGAGATAGATCCACTTTGTCATATTTAGGGGGCCTTCCTCTTTTTTTAGCCATGTTCCACCGTTCCCCTTATCTTCTCTTCCGGAGTACCTGTATAATCGGAATATCGCTTTATAATGGCATCGCAGTATTTGGGATCTATCTCCATCCCATAGCAGATACGGTCCGTCCTTTCACAAGCGATTAGAGTTGTTCCTGAACCTAAATAACCATCCCAAATTAATTGCTTCGGAGAACTAAATTGGTTAATAAACCACTCACATAGAATGATCGGTTTTTGAGTGGGATGTATCCTTTTCTTTATATCTTCTTGTTCAGTCCCTAACGCTCCAAACCATCTTATTCTTATGATTTTCCTATGATGTTTATTTTTTGACCAACACAGTTCGAATTCTGATAAACTGAATTCAATGTCTTCTAAGCCACTTCTTTTATCCCAAACAAACCAACTTCCCCTCTTTCTATTGGGAATTTTTTCGCTGTAATAATCAGCTCCCCATAAGAATATTTCTTTACAATATCCAAAAAATATGAATATTTCTTTTGGATCAAAAAAGTTTATATCGCCAATAACCTTTTCATAATTCTTAGATCGACATCTTTTATTTAAAGCGCTTTTTCTATTGCTCATGCGCGAAAAATTTGTATCCAAATTCATCCCATAAGGTGGATCAGTAAAAACCATATCCGCCTTCTTCTCTCCCATCAGTCTCTCAACATCTTTTTCCTTTGCAGCATCCCCACAAAGCAACCGATGTTTTCCAAGGATAAACAAATCACCTTTTTTGGTTATTGCAGGAGTATCATCTATCTCAAGCATCTCATCTTCATTGCTGTCTAAATCAGGACCATAACCCTTCAATACTTCCTTAAGCTCCGCTGGCTCCTCCAGATCTATCTTGAATTCCTCAAGGTCTATATCCTGCATATATGGATAAACAAGCTCAGCCAGCTTTTCTTCTTCATACTCTCCAGCTCTATCGTTGTCTGAGAGCGCGTATTTGATTTTTTCTGCTTTGGATTTAGGATGCACTATGCTTATATCCACCTCTTTGATTCCCAGCTCTTTTAAAGCCCTGAGCCTCATGTTTCCGCCAAGGATTGTGTATCCCCCGTTTTCAGAACAAGCTATCATAGGTTTATAGACTCCAAGTTCCTTGATCTGTTTTTTAAGACGTTCAAAATCCTTGGTTTTTATGTTCCTGGGATTTTCTTCCCAGGCTTTCACCTGATCAATAGGAACCCTCTTTATATTCATTTCACCTTCTCAAACAGCCTGTCTAGTTTGCTAAATATGGTCTTATGGTCTTCCCTGTTTTCTTCCTTCATCCCATTTATGGTTTTACACATCGCATTTATGGCCTGTTTGTTCATGAGGCTCCGGGTTTTGTTTTCCATGATTTCTCTGTAATGGCTTGTTAAGCTTCCATTGCCTTTTCCGTTATTTTTCTTCTTTGAAATAAAGGCCATAGCCTTATCCAGAGCCACAAATGCCACTGTCACC